ATATAAACCAGAGGGGTTCCGAAACCATTTTGCGAATAAACTGGACCGGAAAAAGTGGTCTTGGCCATTTAAGGCTCCTTTCGTGTAGTAGCACCTTCCTGTATCGTCTCTACTAAGTCTGCTAGGTCAGTCGATACAGGCAAAAATCCTAGATACATTTGAGGGGGGACAAGCCCCCCTCGTACTTCAATTACGCACCGGGCGATCCATACATACCGAGCGGATCAGACCAGCCGAACGAATAACGCTCACGGGCCTTGTAACGAACGTTGCCGGTGTCAAAGTCACCGTCCATCGATGTTGCCATCGGAGTACGGACAAAGTGCTTCATACCATTGGGCACGTCAGTCGTCAGGAACCACGCGTTCGTATCCGTCAAGAAGTGGTTAACGGTGTAACCCTCGGGGATAGAACCCATGAATTTCAGAGCGTTGATGTCGTTATCAGCCGTAGCCACGCGGAGTTCAGTATCCAGCAGGCGGGTTGCAACGAACATCAGTGCGGGCGGCACAACCAACTTACGGGGCTTAGCTGCGATCAGCAGGCCACGCTCGTCCGTCCAAGCAGCAATCTGAATAACTGCGTTTTCCAACGAAGTTTCATTCAGGTCAGCCGGAGTGGTCGGAGTGTTGGAGTTCACACCACCAGAGATCAACGGATGCTGGGTCGAGAACAGGGGCACGCCATCACCGCCGTAATACTGGCTGGAGTTGGTAAAGCCATTGTTCAGGGTAGCAGCAGCTTTAGTCTGCTTGGTGTAAGCCATCGAACGAGCCAGCGACTTGGTGTAACGAGCGCTGAGCGAGTCATAGAGGTTGTCCTCAATTGCCTCTTCAGTGATCGCAAAACCATAGGCGATGGTTTCGTGCGTATAGCGAGCCGTAAAGGCTTCTTGCGCGTTGTCATAAGCAATCGCAGCGCCTTCGGACTTAACCGGGGCGGCTGAGAAGCCAGACAATTTGGTTTCTTCTTCAAAAGAACGCTCAGAAGTCTCAGTTGCATAAATCTCTTTATGCTCTTCGCCGTAGCGAGCGTACTCCATACCAAACAGAGCATTAAGCCCGGGGAGGAGTTCTTTTAATAGTTGGGAACGTGAAATAGCCATTTAAGATCTCCTTAAGTGCCGCTACCATCGGCCTGATAGTACGAATGTACGCCGAAGTTAAACTTCACGATACAGTCCGTATATGCGTCGCCGGGGGTTGAGAAAGTAGGAGCGCCGTCAACCAGATCAACAATACGTACCGCAAAGGTAGCAGTGTTGGCGATAGTGCCGGATTCCAACGTGATTTTGCTGTTGCCAGTGGTGGTAGAACCAGCCGAGAAGTTACCCAACTCAGCGTTGTTACCAATAGAAGCAGCAGTTACTTGGCCGTCAGCCTGAACTTGGTACAACTGATCCGGATCATCAATAACGCTGATCAGGATGTTGGTGTAGCCAGAATTCACTGCGTTAGCAGGGAGAAACTGTGCCCACTGGGAGTATTTCAGCGAAGGATCGGTATATTCAACACCGACGCAAACACCAACAATACCAACAGAGGAAGTGGTGGGAGTAGTAGAGATAGCAGCGGGTTCACCGTCTGAAATCGCCACAATATCACCAAAGAAAATACCCGTCGCACTGTTAACAGTCATCGCGTACTTGCGGATAGTACCGCCAGTAAATGATTGACCGCCAATCAGATTGATCGGACGTAGCCCGTAAGGGGAGGCAACTGTTGCCATATCAATCTCCTAAGAGTTTATCGTTTACCAAAACTTACCTCGGTACGCTTCTCACTAAAGAGAGGCATCCTCGGATCGTTTTCCCTCATGAAGTTATTGTCAACAGATTGGATCTGCTTACGATTAACTTCATCATAGTAGGCTTGTCTTGCAGTAACACTTTCTTCCGTGTTCTTACAAAGCATCAAGCCGCCAATCTCGACATTTCCACTGGCCTTAGAGTCATCGATAGCCATGGCCAACTCAGGATGATCCTCAAGTCGAACAGGCTCCCACCCTTCACGTCGCATCATGGATACGTTACGAGCGTCGTTTTGTCCGTTAAATGCTGTACGGATCCAACGAAACTTATATCCATTCTGGTCAATGGGGTCAGGCAAATGTTGCGGCGGAGTATAAGCGCGTGCACGGGTTTCAGAGGCACGAGTCTGTAAAGCGCGATCAATTTTGGACATTATCTGTTCTCCTGCATAGCAACTTGTTTCGCATAAACTTCTAAGGGGACACCTAAGCGTCGAGCAATCGCCACTTGAGATTTCGTCAGCGTAACTTTTTTACTTGGTGTCGAACGTGTCGCCGGTGCTACCACCGTTGTCTGTTGGCGTTTTTCCACTTTCTGAGGTTCCGGTTCAGATTCAGTGGTTGTCCCACCCCCCTCTGAGTCAAAACGATCAGGGAAAACTTGCCGAAGCCGAGCATCAATACGCTCGTAATATTCGTCAGACTGGGGACTAACCCCACCCTTAACTAATTTCTCATGCTGAGCATACGCCAGCGCCGTCATCTCCTCATCAATACCAAACCAGGTATTTTTGTTGTACCAGTTAATTGCTTTCTGGTCGGGAGGCAGTGCTTTCGGCTGCTCATCTTGAGGATAACTTACACCTGTATTTGTATCTTGTAAAGCGGGCTGTTTAAGAATGTCCTCTTCACGGTACTTAGGTTGGTAAGCTTTCCACTGTTCTTGTTCGCGTGAAATACGAGAGATTTCAGCAATTGCGTCAGCAACCTTATCTGACTCTCCTGCCTCTTGTGCTTCTTGCAGTGCACGCTTAGCAGCTTTGAGATCAGCTTCGGCTTTTCCAACGCCTTGCTGCATCAAAACTTTCTCACCTCTGGAAAGTTGAAGTTTTAAAGTTTTGTTCTCTTCAATGATTTTCTTGGCGTAGGCTAGTGCTTCTGCCTGCTCACGAGCCGCCTTCTCTTTTGCACGGCGCTCGTCGTGCCAAGCACGCTTAAGTTCGTCCAGACGTTTCTGAACTTTCTCGTTGTACTGGGCAACCTCATCCTCTGTAGGCTCCTTGGGCGGAGTCTTCATTGGCTTGCGGTTCTGGTCCTCAGGTGGCGTGTCGTCAACGATCTCGATCTCCAGATCGGACTCTTTTTTACCCTTGGTTTCCTTTTTGGCCTTAACTTCAGCGACCTTAGCGGAAGCCTCTTCATAGCCTAAATCCACCTCCGGCAACTGGGCTTCACTACCGGTATCAGCCGAGTTTTGCTTGGCTTTGATATCGTTATTGATATCTTCAAGCGTAGTTACAATTTCTTCTTTTGCCATTTTCTACTCCTTAAGCACGCGTGTAACCGCGAGGATCGTCAACAACAGCTTCCACCATATCGTCGTCAATCAGGCGAAATTCCTGTCCAAAAATCTTGAACCGGGTGCCCGAGTAATTACGCATGATGATGAAGTCGCCTTCTTTGCACCAAGGGCCAGAAGCAAACTTCTCCCCCTGATACGCAGTCGGCCCTAACTTAAGTACAAACCCTAAGCAGGACGCCGTTTCTTCGACACGTTTAGTGGAATCCGCCAACACCAACCCAGTTTCCCCGATCTGGTCGGCTACTTTGGGCAGTGTTATGAGGATCTTGTACCCCGTTGGCTGGGGCATTTTTAGGGGGTCGATCTCGGTGACGGCTTTTTCCGTCGCTTCCCGATCTATTGCACCGATTGTCATGATTCGTTTGCTCTCTTCTTCGCGGCATCAATTAGATCGATGATCTCGCGTTCAGCTATTGCAAGACCCTCGATTACACCGACTCGATGCCGATAGTCAGCGTAATCCTGTGCACCCCCCAGTGCTATGTCGTCAGCGCGGTTGTTGAGGTGCTCCCTCAACCGCCGCTTAATCAACACTTCAAAACTTTCCTGCTCGCCTATGTTCTGCATAGTCATGGTTTAGTCCTATGTGGTTGGTGGTTTATTTCTCTCTTTCATGGTTCTCGCTATATCCACCCCCAACTTCAAACCCTGAGCCTCCATATCACCCTCTAGCTTCTGCTTGGCTTTGGCTGCTTCTAGGCCGATTCTGGCTCCATCAATCTCGGCCTGGGCTTTAATGCGTTCTTCCTCAATGCGGATCTGATCTGCCTTAGCGGCTGCATCCACCTGATCTTTCTGCATCTTGCGCTGCAATTCACCCTCTTTAATTGCCAACTCACGCTGCTGAATCTGCGTGATCGGGTCGTTTGCTGCTGCTTGAGCCTGCTGAGCCGCGATCTGGGTCTGAGATCTACCCAACACAACCTGCGAAGCCTGTGCAGCCACACGGGACAACTCAACCTCAATGTCCTCAGGCAGTCTGACATCAGGCGGCGGCAGGGGCACGCCCATCACGTCCTCCATCCGTTGACGGTAGGCAAACGCCAAGTGCTCAGCAATATGCGCCTGCGCTGCGGCTTGAATAGCAGCGGCATTTGGGTTCTGCCCAATCATCTGACGCATCAAAGGATCTTGGATCAGGTTCATGTGCACGCGAATATGGGCTTCATGGTCCTGATAAATAAAGGCTTTTGCCTTCTCCATGTTGATAATCGCCATGTTCTCGCTGATCGGATCACGCGGCTGAGCATCTTCGGAGACCGGAATGATCTTATTCACGTCGCGGATGCCCAAAATCTCCAACATGCGCCTGTGAAGCTGCGCCATGTCGTACATCTGCGGTGCGGTCTGAGCTAATTGAAGAACTGCTTGGTACTGAACCACCCGTTGCGACATTGTGGCCGCATTGGGGTCCGAAACAGGCACGATTTCAGTGATGTCGTAGTCTTTTCTAGTCGCTGGGACGTACCCACGGCCCGCAAAAGCCTCTTCTCCATCACCATCAGGCTCATACTCGTACTCTTCCGGGGCAAATTCAGCGATTATCGCCGCCAAAAGCCCAAACTCCATCTTCATTGAGGCGTGGAGACGAGCTTGAACCGCGCTCATCACCTTCAAACTACGCTCTAACAGTGCCAGAGTCGTTCCAACCGGCGTTTCTTTGTTGACATCCGTGATTTTTAGCTCGGAAACAGCCGCCAGCCCCCGTCCTTGCTGCACGATGTTGTCCATGAGGGCCATAAGAACCTGAGAAGGCTCTTTGT